CCGCCAGTGGCAAATGGCGTGAAGGAGGGCATGGTAATACCACCTGCCGCAGGAATAGATCCGGGGGCCATGGAGAAGGCGGCGCCAGTGGAGAACCCACCGGACATGCCTGTTGTGAGCCCAGCAAAACTGCCCATGCCAGGAAGTAGACTTTGAGCCAAGCCAATAATCTTCATTTCAATCCATTTTTGGATCATGCGAGCAGCCATGTCCAAAAAGGAATCGCCAATGCGCTGGAAGAATGCAGCTAGTGCTTCTTGAGCCGTGGCAGCGCCGCTGATAGCGTCTTTGAATGATTGGGCGAAAGAAGAACCAATAGCCTCGGCCCCAAATTTCACTTGCTCCTGAGTGCTTGTAAGTGTATCAAGCTCCTTGCGCAGCTCCTTGATGCGTTCAGACAGGGGACCGAGGGCTTCTTGCTGAAAATAAATAGCGGATTGGAGTTCTAGTTTTTGCTGCTCCGTGAGGAATGGATAGCGAGCAATGATGTCCTCGTACTGTCGCGCAAGTTCAATCTGCCGAGCTTGTTGCTCGGGAATTTGCCCGTTCTTGATCCTGATGTCTTCCAAATCACGAACAAAAGACTGCCTCCGAGCCTGCTCTTCTCCATAGGCTTCCTTGGCATCGTTGTATTGCTTAATGGTGACCTCTTCTAGTTCGTAAGCCAGTTCGGTTTGCTTGGCTTTCAAGTCTGCCAGTTTTTCCTCTACATTGATGCCATTTGCCGCCAAAACAGCACGCCTGCTCTCGACGGTGGCGATAGTTTCCTGCACCGCAGACAATTCAACGGCAATCTTTCTGTATTGTCCAAGATAGTTGATCATTCGCTTGGACTGAGCATCGTCGCCCGCCGCGCCCAGCCTGCGCTGTATGTCAGGACCAATTGCGGCCATGGCTAAATCCATACGCCGTTTGATGTCGCCGCCCACCAATGCGTCCATTGACATTTGCCTGCCCTTTTTCGGCTTCGCCCCCTCAGCCGTAGGCGTAATTGGGGCCAATGCCGTCGTTTGGCCCGTTCCGCGATCCTCAAACGCAATTTGCCTCAAACGCGCTTCGCTTTCTGCTATGTTGACTGTCGTCAAACGCTGCTTATAGGCTTCTATATTCATTAGGGGCATTCGATAGCCTCCTAGTGTTCGTGTGGCTGGAATGCCCAATGCTCGCAATTGCTCGCCCTCTTGCTTGCTTATAGGGACGTGTTCACTACCTGGATAGGACGGTCCACGCGCTTGCAGCGTGTTGAGCAGGCGAAGACCGGCTTGCGCTTGTCGCAATTCTTGAAGGGCCTCAGTTTGCGACATGGCCCGAATGGCTTGCGCCGCGCCAAAGGCCTTGGCTCTAGTGTCTGCTAGCGCTTGATTCATGCTCATAAAGCGCTCAATCAAAACACTGATGCCAGCAACGACTAGCCCAACTCCAGTGGTGGCGAAAAATGTGCGCAAAGTCAAACCTGCTGCGCGAATGGACGCTGCAGTGGCTTGTGCCGTGGCGCCAGTTGCCGCCATCATTCCACGAAATGCAGTTAAGGTGGATGTGCCACTCGCCACGCGAGCGTTAAACACAAGAAGCTGCAGTGCATTTGCGGCCCACAAACCACGCATCACTCCCAATGCCATGTTGATGGGCAGTGCGATTGCATATAGTTTGGCAAGATAACCGACTATGGGATTGCCAGCAATTTGCAACAAAATCTTGCCCACTTCTCCTGCTATAGATGCAAACTGTCCAAACTGCGCGGCTAATGCGCTGAGATTGCGACCAATTCCTTCTAAAGCAGGTTGCAAATCTTTCAATTGTTGAGCAAATTGACTGCCACCAATGGTTTTTGCTTGCGTGCCAGTAAAGAAAGCATTGAAGCCATCAGCAACAGTTTTCACTCCATTGGTCAATGGCACCACCACTGAATTCAAGAAGCCCACTGCCACCGGCTCAAAACTTTCATAAAGAAGCTTGGTCGAGTTTTGCAGGCGATTGATAACACCTTGGAAAGTTCGGGCGGCCCCTTCTGCGCCTGGACCAAATTCTTGTCGCATGACAATGCCCACATTGGTCAGCAATGTTTTCATTGCTTCGCCCTTGTAAGCGCCCTGCTCCAACGCTTGCGAGAATTTTGTAATTGCTTCTGGTCCCTTAAAGCCCGCCGCTTCTGCGAATATGGCCATCGCACCCGGTAGTACATCACCCAGTTGGCCTTTGAGTTCCTCGCTCATCACTTGCCCTTTGCTGGCCATCTGCGCAAAGGCATAATTCACGCGATCCACACGATCAGCACTCATGCCAAACGTGGCAGCGGCTTGGCTAATGCCTAAAAAGAGCCCTCTAATTTCTTCGCCATTGAATCCAGCGGGCGCCATGGAAGCATAAAGCTTGGTAAAACCATCACGGGCCGATTGCAGCGGAATGTTATATTTTTCGACAATGGAAAGAATGAAAGAGTTGGATGCTGCCGCTTCTTGTGCCGTTGGCGAAACTGCAGCCAGCGTGTTTCTAAAGCTTTGGAGCTGCCCAACTGCGGCTCCCACTTGCGCGGGGAAGTTTTGAATGAAGGCTAAGCCTTTATAGGCCGCACCAAACAGCAACACCTGCTTGGCGGCAAAACCAAACTCCTGCCCAATCTCTCTAACAATACCTACACCAGGAAGATTGATGGTTCCCATTGCCCTTCCAAAATCACCAAATCCACCAAAACCCCGCCCGCCACCGGCGGGAGGTATTGCACCACCACCACCGCCGCTAGCAGCAATCATGGGTAGGCCACCGCCACCTCCCATTACATCCATACCCCTCAGTGCTGAACGCGCATAGGCCTCAGCAGTACGCCTTGCAAACATTTGCTCCCTGGTCTCACCACCTCCCGCATACCTGCTTGGAGTGCGCCCCACGGCTGCAGGCAATGCACCTGCAATGCGAGCACCTGTAAGCAATGGCTGTTGTACTGCGCCAAGGTCTTGCACGCGAACCGCAGACCGCGCTCGCGCAGAAAGTCGTGATTGAACGCTGGCAATGTATCGATCAACGGCAGAGTTTACGGCTTGCCGCGTGGCGTCAAAAAGGTCAACAACTTGTGTTTCTATGCCAAACAAAAAGCGCTTGGCGTGTCTAGCAAACCTTTCGCGCATCTGCGGAATAAATCCGCTTTCTAAGGCGACCAGTGCTCCCCCCGCTTCTGCGCCGCCTGCGCCAGAAGGCAGTGCTTCAAAACTAAAGCCAAACGGAAGCCCCCTGTAGGCCGGTGGAAGTGCTCCAGCCGTTTGCGTGGTTCCAATGCCTCGATATGCCGGAGGCAGCAGCCCTGCGGGGCCTGCAGCCGCTCCAATGCCTCGATAAGCGGCAGGCAGTAAACCAGCTACGCTGCCACCTCCAAGCAGGCGACTGGAAGCGGCGTTGAGGATGGCCATTGCCGCCTTGGTTGTGGCCGATTCCAGCCGCAGACCAAGCCTGTCTAGTAGTTTGGCAAAATTATTGGCACTATCAGTGAGTTTGACGATGCTCTTGGCAAATGGAAAACCAGCAAAAGCCGCCAGCCCAATGATTAAGCTGAAGTCAGAAAGTTTAGACGAATTGCGTAGGATTTGCCCCCTTAATGTAGAAAGCGAAGCTACGGTTGCATTGATTTCGGGGTAGAGCCTTTGAAGTAATGCCGCAGACGTGGTTCCTGCAATTGACTCGGCGGATCGCTCCACCCGTCTTTCAACCGCACCAGCCATCAATGGCACGTTGGTCAGTCCTAGTCGTTTGCCCTGCACATTTGCAACAGACTTGCCAGTGGTAGCAAGACTTCCTGCTACGCCATCAAAAATAGATTTAATCTTTTGCGCAGACTTAACCGCATCATTGAGTTGTTGCTTGATGTCATTGCCATCGTTCCGCATCTGCATGGTCATGCCAGAGGCAGTCTTGCCGACTAGCCCCTGTGTGCGCATGTATTCCATGAGGCCTGCAGCGCCGGAAGCCCCGGCAGCAAAACCACTTTCTGCGCCAACCTTCGCCTTAATGGTCAGCGTGCCAATCTTGCGGAGCACGTCCGCCTTGAACTTATTGGCAGCAGTTTGCGAAATCGGAGACAGTGTTACTGGTAGCGCAATCTTGCCACCCTCTGCAATAACTTGCTGGCGTATTGTTGTGCGAATCTTTCTCGCTTCTTTCTTTGTTAAAGACGCCTGCGCGGTGACGCCTAAGTTAACCTTGAGGCCATCTAAATCCTTTAACTGCTCCCTAAGGTTCTTAATCTTTAACGGCAAGGTATCAATGTTGCCGCCAATCTCCACCCTATAAACGCGCCTCTTAATTGCTCGCTGAAGATTATTTAATTCTTTGTCTAATGTTTGCCTATTGAATCTAACATTAAGGCGTCCAGTGAATTCACTATTGACAATACGAGTGGCCTGCGCAATTTGAGCACGCAGCACAGCTTGGTCAAAAATGACGCCAAGTTTAAGCTGAACTTCAGCCATTCGCGCTAAATGCCCATTATTCCGTAGTGTAGCTAATCGCTGGCTTCATTACGCAATGATGCTGCTTTTAGTTCGTCTGCCAATAGCGCAATCACGCGCCCGTTCATGCGACGAGTTTTCATCAAGCGTTGCAAGGTGCGCAAGCTTTCGTCCGTAATGCCAGTGTCTTTCTTAATCTTGCGCGTATCAAACGGCAGGAAATCATCCGCTGCCACTTTCGCCTTTTTGCCTCCCAACGCACCAACTACTACAGTGCCAAGCTTTGCCGTGGAGATGCTTTGAATGTTGTACTTAGTCGTATCATGTTTTTCCAGCCATTGCAAAGCATCAGCCACGTCCTTCACTCGCTGCTTACCAAAATTATTCCCTTCCCATCGCCTGTCTTTGAAGTCAGAGGCGGCAAGCCGGAAATAAAGTTGGTTCCATGGAGTGAGGCTTTTTAGGCTCTTGCGCGCCTGCTGCTCTAGGAAAGCTGCTCTGCCTCCTTCACCGGGCTCTTCCGTGATTTTTTTGGATTGTCTTCTCCAGGCGCATCACCTTCTTGTTCAGCAAGGATGAAGTCCATGGCCTTAGCGATCATGGTTCGCCCCATAATCTTTGTGTCTTCCATTGACCAATCTTCAAGCTTCTGCCACAGTCCATCAATCAGCCCCTCGCCTCGGCAGCGCATGAAGGCCGTGACAAGCTTGGCGTTGCCTGTTTCCATGCTGGTGCCGCTGCTAAGCATACTCAGCGTTTCTTCCGTGAAATCACCAAGCAGGTCCATCTCCGACAGGCCGCCACCGCCCTGCAGCAGGCTAAAGGCTTCATCAAGGGGGATGTCCTTGGCAGCAGCAATGCGCTTCGCCAGTTGCACGGCACGAATGGTTGCTTGGCTTTGAGCGCGAGACAGTTCTTCCTGCTCAATCGCTTCAGCCACCAGCCAACCACCATGCTTTTGCATGCGCAATGTGTCGCTGAGTTCAAAATACTCAGGCTCTTTGCTTTGGAGGAGGAAACTATACTTGCTCATGGTCAAGAATGGTAAGAACAGCGTTGAACACCTTCACTCTTTCGCTGCTGGAACGAAATTCCTTCGGGAGTTCAACAATGTATTTGTGGGTGTCGCTGCAAAGTCTAACAGTGTCTTCAGAGTAGGCGATAAGACAAAGGATGCCTGCTTCCATAGAAGCTCCTTCCACTGTGCAGTTGATGGCATGGACGCGCTCACAGGCGCTTGAAAGATAGTCGAGCTTCATTGTTAAAGAGCAGTGAGAGCCGTTTGCATGCGAAGCTTCAATGCCCTGCCTGGTGCCCTCAGCCAAAATGCGCGGGGTTCGGAAATGGCATCAGTAAAGGGACGAGCATAGGGGTAGTTGGTGCCAAGGCCTTCATGCACGTAGTAGGCATATTCTTGGCCGCTTCTGTTCTTGGCGTCCCAGTGCCATTTCGCCTCAATGCTCGTTCTGCTCTTTTCAATAGTGAAGCTTTCCTTGCCGCTGTCATATAGCCTGCCAAGATCGTAAATGTCACGAGGCGAACCCACTTCCTCTCCATTGGCCCTTACTGTTAATGGGCTATGCCGCCACTTGCCCATATCCTTGAATTGATCGTCCCAATGGGCCTCGTTGATGTCCTCAGTCGCCCACTGCTCAAACGCTTTAGCCAATGCCTGTTCCAGCAAGTGTGCATTGACAAGTTTTGCTCCAACAATTTGCATGGTT